AAAACAAAACAAGAAAATAAGGCAATAGACCTTAAAACAAGCCATGTAACATGGCATTGAGTAAATGCCCTAGAATGAAACTCTATGGGTACTGCGATTGGCAGTCTAAGTATTTACTCCGCATACCTGAAGTACGTCCGTGCGCGGAATGTTAGGCCTCAGGTGGCTGTGATCCATTGGCTATGCCAGTGGAATTCACAAGATTGGTTAGGGATTTTGAGTTGTGTGGGGAGGACTATAAACTCATTGGCCGTTCAGCCAGTGGTATAGTATATCCCTACTCGGCAATGATCGGATATTAGGCAGCTAAGGCTAGGCACAAGGTTTGTAGCCCAGGCTGTGGGAGTAGTGATGTTGTTTCGACTTTTAAGTCGTGCTACTGTTCAAACGCTTTCTAAATAAAGATTCACGTTTTATTAGAGAGTGTTCCTTATGACGTATGGTAAGTGATGATGGACGAAGCCGATGAGGCAGGAGTCTTTATCTACGTCCACGAAGTATCCGCGTTGCCTTTTGTCACATTGACTGAATTTGACAATATTGCCGTGTACGTTCCTGGTACCAAGCATTGCCCCATTGAAGACTTGCCAACTGAGGATGTTGAGTTGAATATAAGGGGATTGGCTATGGTTATACGGAAGCCGACATGGATAAATTGGTTGGGAGCTGTTGCCAGTCTTTGGACTAGGCGTCATATGGAAAAACGAGTGATTAGTTTTGCAGGTAAAACTTTTAGGACAACGGATCAGATGATCTATTTTGTTGGATCCTAAGTGGCTGGTGCAAAATTTGAAAACGTAAACCATATTGTCAGCTAAGTGGCCCACGTAAAACGTGCAGTGCTGCTCAACATAGCCAAGAAAGATTGTCTGTTCAGGCCACAAGTGGTGAAATTACATAAGATGTTAGATAGTGATCGGAATGAGTTGATTTTCGCTCTAGTACTACATGAAGTTGAGAAAACCAAGATTCTTTAGGATGCCTCTGACGAGTTTTTAACTAGTTTTGATGCTTCCTGGTTTTCACGGTTGATTTCAACAGTAGATAATACTAAAGTGAATGAAGAATTCATACCTGCAGTGGCGTAGTAAGGTAACAAACCCGTGCCCAAATAGACCAAAGGTAGCAGTATCAAAGTCTTATCTGGGCCAACGTTTGAAGATCCTTTGTACTCCGGGTACGTTGAAGTGGGGCCATCTGTGAATGGTCATCACAAAATTGTGCCACCGAAGCATGATATGCCCACTGTAATAAATGCCCTTGAATGCCGTTAGAATGCCGAAGCGTTATCCGAGGTTGCCGGTCTTTTAGACCGCCAAACTGCGGCTAACTTTGCTGAGGTTCTAAAGGAACTAAGGGCATTTTGCTCTACTGATCTAACAACTTTGGACGCTGTAATCGCTGATTACGCAGGGCCAAAGAAGTTAAAGTATGAGAAAGCAGCGTTAATGATTTCGTTGGATAATCTGATAGAGAATCCCGAATTAATAAACACTGTCTATGATTCTTTTGCTAAGGATGAGTCATTGTACAAAGGAACAACTACATTAGCGGCTGACACGCTAGCAGTATATGCCTAGAGGATAATTTCTGCTAACTCAGCTGTCGCTACTTTGTTGTTACAGACTGCAATTAAACCCTTATCAAAAACTCTGGCGAATCTGCCTAACACGCAATCCAAGCTGAATAAGTTCACTTATACTACTGGATTGGATTGTTTGGAGGTAGGTTAGATCATAGCTCTCGCTTTGGCTAGATGTAATGAATACTACATTGTGGAAGTTGATTTTACGTTATATGATGCATCATAACGTAAACTATGCCATAACTTTGAGGTATCTTTTGTTAAGTAGTGTGTATAGGATAGAAGTAATCCCCTTTATTAAGCAGTCATGTATTTGATGGCGAAGTAAAGTTCTACCGTGGGTTATATCCACGATAGGAAGTCTGGGATGGCTATTCGATTTACCACTCCTTATACCAGAAAATCTGGTGATGCCAATACAAGTACTGGAAATAGTGCTATTAATATAGCAGCAACTTACAATGTGTTTGAACAACTCGGAATATACTCGGATTTGGAGAGAGCAATCATCCTTGGTGATGATAACCTCTCCATTTTTCATGGACCCATTCCAGGAGACGTTGAACAATTTAAATAAGACATAGTAGACAAGTATGCATTAATGGGACTTAAGGCTAAGGTTAAGATCACAACCAATATCGCTAAAGCTGAATATTGTAATATGATATTCGCTCCAACCTTATTAGATGATCATGCCTCCCTAAGGCTCTTGCCAAAACTTGGACGACTTATGTAGAAATTTAATAAAGTTAAACGATCCTCCGTTACGGGAACTATGGAGTAGTATGTCTATGACAATATATTCGCTATCAAAGATGCTATATAGTTTTATCCTGGAATTAGTTGTTTCTAACGTTTCCTGGATGCACATAGCGATTTGAAAGCGGGTGTGGTTATCTAAGATAACCACTTGTTTAAGACCCCAAAAACTCAATCTATCCCCGATCTGGATGGTATGGATCGCCTCTGTATTGAGAGGTATGATTTACCATTAGACGCACTTTGCACTGATGAAAATTTATTTTAGCCAGGGGTGATAAATATCCCTTGGTTTGATAAAGTCGCTAACGTTGATCTCATATGATTATGAGGGCTGCAGCTCATAATAATGATACAACCGAAGCGTCAGGCAAAGAAGTCCCAGAAGAAAGGGAAGCCACAAAAGAGAAATAAACCAAAGGTGGTCAAAGTTGTTGATTAATCGTAATCGGTATTGGCGAAGTTATTTCGCATGGGCCTCAAGTATGGGGCACCAATTGCTAATCACATCTTTGGATCAGGTGATTATATCGTTAAAGGGGATACAAAAATGAACACATTGTTCAAGGGGGGTAATTTTGAGTTTACGAAATAGCGAACTTTCGTAACTCATCGTGAGTATATAGCTGATGTTATAACCTCACCTACTCCAGGAGCTTTTTCCTTTCTCACTTATTCTGTCAATCCAGGGTCCTCTGTTACCTTTCCCTGGTTATCTTAAATAGCATAGAACTATGAGTCTTATAAGATGCATGGACTATGTTATGAGTACAAGACAATGAGTGCTGATGCCTTGAATAGTACAAATACCGCATTGGGTTAAGTGATTTTATCAGTTTAATATGATGCGGCTAATGCGCCGTTCACAAACAAGTAGTCTTAAGAATAGTACGATGGTGCTATTTCAGTTAAGCCATCTTAGTCTGTGTTATTGGGTGTTGAGTGTGAGCCAGTTCTATCGGTTTTACCGATGCTTTACATACGTAATGCCACTCTACCACCCAATACGGCAATTTAGTTTTGTGATATGGGAGTTTTTTAGATTTCTACTAACGGTATGCAGGCAGCAAATGTCAACGTGGGTGAGCTATGGGTCACCTATCATGTGGAATTAATACACGAGAAGTTGAATCAGGATACAGCTGATGAATATTCTCGTTATTCTGACCTCACGTTGTCTAGCGGCTTTGCTAATGTTTCGGGCATGACTCTTTAATAGGGTCTACCCCTAACCTTTTCACCAGGTTAAGTTTTAACCGGGTCATTGCCTCCTGGCGATTATCTGGTTACTATTACCATCTTTACCACTGTCCTGACAACTGCTAACGCTGTCTTCAGTGGTACTGGTTTATCTTTCAATAACATTTTTAAAAACAACACTTCATCCGTCGAGTTTGATTTCAATGCCGCCGGAGTGACCATAGTTTGTGCTATTACTATTTTATAGTAAAATGCTACATTGGTTCTCAGCGGAGTTACTTGGACAGCAACGTCGACACTCGCTTCTGATTTCATAATTTCTTAGTTAGGAAACCCAGAATGATGTTCTTTGGAGTATGCAGCGGTAGACACCCGCTAAAACAAAGCACACGAGGCTCGCCAGCC